ACCTTTAATGAACTTACCGCCATCTAATTGAGCTTCAAACGAGTAAGCGGGCTTACCTAAAATAGTTTTTGGGATCACGCTCTGATCAAGAACAACAACATCATTCACGCTACACGCTAAAAATTTACTGACAGCCAATGTGATTGTTTTTTTCGGATCCGCATAAACCAAATAACTCAACAGTTTTTTTTCAGCAGCTACGTAAGCCTTCATTCTCGCTTCACTTTTTGTTTCATAGCCACGTACATTCGCATCAACCTCAGCATACTTACCATTAAGCACATTGGTATCTAAAGCACTTAACCAGCCATTTCTTGAAGCATCCTTGATGTGAGTACGCTGTTCTTTGCTTGTGCAGTGGAATGGAATATCAACAGTGTTTCGCAAGTTATATTCAACAAAATCCATCATTCGCGTTGTCGCATACATTTCAACAGCTTGACGCACTTTTGCATCAAATAAGAACTCATCAAAAGTAATTGAGAGTGTGTCAGATGGGACCAGTTTAGCAATTTCATAGACAAACTCATTTTGGAAGTGACCGCCAAACGCTAAGGCATTTTCATTCGCAATTTTAACTTGTTCGGTAATATCAAGTGATTTCATTTTTATATCTCATTAAGTAATGTTTTGGTTATCAGGCTTTCGATCTAGCCACCGCATCCTGATAAACTTAATATAATCGTGACCAGTCACATAATCAAGAACTATTTAATTATTTTTTGATCAATTTTGGCATTTTTCTACGCCGTGACGCATTACTCATTTAAATTTTTATTATTTACTTTGTTTATCAATGCTTTGTAGTTAATTTAAGCGATTTTTTAGGGTTGTTTTAGCTGTTTAGGGAAACAACCCCATGAAGGTATTTGTCAAGCACAATTTTTCACGGCGGTTTATGATGCGAAAAATACAAATATCGGATATATGAATGGGCGTTCAATTGATCAAAAAAATAGCAGATGAAATCGCTAGAAGTGGCTTTGATGTAGTGGCAATAGCTATGTCACCAGAGCTTCACATGCAGTTGGTACATGAAAATCTACAGTACGATAAAGACACAGGACTACACTTTGAATCCAACATAGACAGAACCGTCTGTAATATCCCTATTATTTTTGTTTCTGGCGATAAGAATCACTACAAATTACTTAACGGAGAAGGTTACAGATTGACCAAAAAGTTGAATGATTTACTCAGGATTTATAGTGACAAGTACAATAATTTTAAATTGTTTATAAATCATGAAGATAGAATAAATAACGGCGATAATGAGCATTTAAAACTCATAGAAAAATTGCGCGATTTATCGAATAGAATCAACCAAACTGAACTAAAAATAAGTTTAGCAGCGCACTAATTTCTAAATATTATTTAGCGTTGCTTAAAAAAATACCCCCGTTTAGCGGAATTACTAAACAGGGGCATTTTTGCGAAAATAAAAAATAAACAATAAAGTTCAAACAGCAAACTTTAATGAACAAGAATAATAATTACTTTTTTTATGACTGGCAAACCCTTACGGCGAAAGAATTATAAATAAATATAAATATTAGTATTGCATTATAAATGCCGTTTATATATATTTTTGCCTAGAGTGGTCGTTCCCATCCCCAGAGATAGAACGGCGCTATTGTTGATCATTTAAACAGCGCAAAAGTTAAAATCAACTGAAGAAGCCCAGCCTTAAAAGCTGGGTTTTTTTATGGCTGAATTTTATGGAATTATCATGCAACCGATTCATACCATCCCGCACCAGCTTCAGTTACTCGCAGAAGCAGTCAAATCGTATTTTTCAGATGAAGCCCAACAGCATCATTTCGTTATTCGTTTGCGATTAAATCAGCAGCTTTGTATTGGAAAAGGCGTATCTGAAGTTGAAGCGCGAATTGATGCGGTGGAACGCGCCGTGACTTATTTGCGTGGTGCTGGGCAATGGAAGGATGAAGAACCAAAAGTTAGTTTAATGAGCTTTGGCGTGGCTTTGGAGAACCTGAAGGCTGGTCAACGTATCGCACGTAAAGGCTGGAACGGCGCAAACCAATGGCTATCCGTGTCATGTTCTGGAACGCGAGAAGTTCCAGCGCAAGGCTTTTGGTCGCCACACAACGCCAAGTACGCTGAAGAAAATGGTGGCTTCGCTAAAGTCGCTCCGTGTATCACGTTGAAGAATGCGCAAGGTGAAATCGTCATGGGTTGGATTCCAAGCACAGGCGACCTATTTGCCAATGATTGGGTAATTTTATGAGCGTGTACGCGCATGAAATTAAATTGATGGCGGTGATTAGTCCCGCCATTCACGTACATGGTCGTATTTAAATGAACCTGAAGCCGTACCAGCGCACCGAAACCGTTTACGCCGTGCCAATGATTCAAATTGATTTTAGCATTTACGCCAGAATTGCTATGCCGATGGACGCAGATCCAGAAGCAAAAGGTTATCTGGTCAATAACAAGAATTATGGATTACTCAAGCATCCCAGCCATGAAGGTTTTATTTCATGGATAAGTACGGATGAGTTTGAGCGCACCTATCACCCAGAGAGAGCACATTAATCATGCCAGAATTTACTAAAAAGCCAGTCACCATCACTGCCATTCAATATCAATGGGATGATGAAGCCGTTTCAATGTATGAAGCTCAAGACCAGATTGCTGATTTTGTGAATACTAATATCGCCATTTTGGACGAAGAAACCATTTTGCTAGACGGCGTACATGGTCAAGTGGAAGTCAATCGCGGTGACTGGGTGATCCGTCAGAATGATCAAGATTTTTACCCATGTTCGGATGATGTATTTCAGCAGAACTACAATGCGGCACCAGTCACATGGCTTGATCGAGTAAAGACTGAACATGCACACGAAAGCAAGAAGCTATCAGCACTCGATAAAATGCTGTCTGGATTAAAGCCAGATAACGTCAGTGATAAGCAATGGATCTTTATGAATCGCCAGCAGTTCCACATGCGAATGCTGGTCCAGATCCTCGCAGATCGTATTGCTGAAGCTGAAGGTGAGGACGTTCCGTTAATGCGCACACCATCCAAGCACTTAGAGCCTAAATCTGGCGCTGAATCCTTCATTGAGCAATACCAGATAAAACCTGAAGTAGCCACGGCGCACAAGATCACTGTTTCAGATCCCATCATGGGCGGTTCGGAAAATACGGCGATTAGCGATCTTGGGCGACCACTTCATAGAACTCACGCAGGATATGCGAAATTTGATAACCACATGCCGATTAAAGGCAAGGTTTAAGACTAGATTCACCCAAGCCGAATAAGCACAGTTTTTATAGCAATCGGGAACATCAATGTTCGGCTTAATCTCGCGGCTACTGGTGTGTGTCAGCATCCCCGCAATCTCCTTACTCCAGAAGGCGAATGCAGCAGGGATCTATAACACGGCGGTATCCACTTACCAGAACGAGCTAATCCTCGTCTTATGCGGCTTTTTTATGGTCGTTGGATGTTTAGCTTCAATCGTAACCCCAGATCCAGAAGGCGTAACGCCGTCTAAGCCAGCCGCAAAGCTGGTTTATTCCATCTTTGGCAGCATTTCAGCACTCACTTACCTTGTGTTCTATCAGAAGGAATTAAGCCTTGCTCATGCGCTATGGGTGGGCGGTGTGTCTTTTGTATCACCAGCAATCGTGCCAAGCCTTAAAGGGCTGGTATTCGATCTTTTACCTATTGCCATGCAAACGCTGAAGCAACTTGCCAGTAAATGGATGAAGTGGATTGGCAATAGCGGAGGGAATGGCAATGGATAAGGTGCAGTTTGGATGGTGTGTTTTCGGAGTTATTTTCGGGTTACTCACCGTCTTTTTACCGCGAAAGCGGTGTAAAGCCACACATAACGGACTTGTATCAATGCTCACAGCCCCGCTGATGGGCATTTTTAATGTCAGTTTTTCATGGGTCGCCGTGGTCATTGGGCTTTGTTGCTTCAGTTATGGGCTTTGGAAGAACCAACATAAATTCATAGGAGTTGCCAGCAATGACAGCACAAACCGAACTTAATTGGGTGCTCGAAGGTCGCGCCAAGATCGGCACGATGGAGATAGCGGGAGCAAAGCATAGTCCTGTAGTGGTTGCTATGTGGGAGCTGGCATTTCAAGCCACCAATCAAAAGCAATGGATTCATGACGATGAAACTGCTTGGTGCGGTGCATTTACGGCGTACAGCTTGGCTAGAGCCAATCTAGGCAAGCATATCCCGAAGGACTTTTACCGTGCTAAAGCGTGGGCTGAAGCTGGCACGGCGCTGAATAAACCCGCTTATGGCTGCATTGTCGTGTTTAACCGTTCTGGCGGTGGACATGTCGGCATTGTGGTCGGCAAAGATGCGAAAGGAAACATCATGGTATTGGGTGGCAATCAATCGAATGCAGTCAATATCAAGCCTTTCGCCGTGGATCGTGTACTGGCTTATCGCTGGTGCGGTACACAAAAGACACCTTGGGCTTCACGCTTCAACCTTCCATTACTGAATAGTGATGGAAAGGTGAGCACAAACGAAGCCTAACCAGTTTGACCGTGAGCGTTTGCTCTCTAACTGTTTGTTGCGGTCTTTTTTATTGTTGTGAGTAGCACTACAGATGAAAAAATGCGGTGCTAAGACACGTAAAGGCGACAAATGCCAGAACCAAGCTGGGCAGGGAACTGACCATATTGGAACTGGCAAATGTCGTTTGCACGGCGGCGCATCTAAGGGTGCGCCAAAGGGCAACAAAAATGCACAGAAACACGGGATTTACTCCCGTTTGTTTTCTGATGCGGATATGAATGCCGCCAAGGAAATGCAAGGCTCTATCGAGAATGAGCTTGCAATAGCGCGGTTACAGCTATTCAGATTATTAGAAGAACAACACAACGCAGGGCAAAGGCTAGCCCTAGACAAAGTAGAAGAACGCACCATTGTCGAGAGTGACAAGGACAAGAAGAAAAAAGAAGAAACGAACGTATTCCTAAACCACATGCGTAAAAGCGCCAAGGAAGCAGGGGAATTTTACGATGAAGATCACTATGCCAATGACGGCGAAGAAGATGAAGCACAAGAAGAATCAGAAGCATTCGAGCGCAAACGAACATACCAGCGCCGTGATTACCAAGGTGAATTTATACGCCTAACTTCGCTTATTGCACGGTTAGAACAGCAGCTTGTCGCTTCACGTAAGACGAAAGCAGAAATCAAAGTAATTGAAGCCACAGGAAAACAGCCAGAAGATGATCGGACTAAGCTCACAGACGTTGAACTGGATCGAAAACTTCAAGAAGTTATCAACGGATTCTAGGTACAAAGCCCTTGCCAATATGACAAGGGAACAAAAGCTGAAGCTGCTCAAGTTGCTAGAAGAAGTCAAAGAACGGGCCAGCAGCAAGCTATTTCAGTTTTTCCCCGAAGAAGGTGCGTTACGCCGTGAACTGTATGTCAAGCACCAGCAGTTCTTTAAGGCTGGGGCAGAGTACCGTTCCCGTCTATTTATGGCGGGTAACCGTGTCGGCAAAACCATTACAGGCTGTACCGAGGACACCTACCACTTAACAGGCTTATATCCTGAATGGTGGGAAGGTAAACGCTTTGAAGAACCAATTAGGGCGTGGGTTGCAGGGAAAACCAACGAAACCACCCGTGACATTATCCAGCTTGAGTTGCTGGGGAATGTGATCTTTGAAAATGGCCGTAAAACCTTTGACGGCACAGGGATTATCCCAAAGCACCTCATTGGCAAAATTTCATGGCGGCAGGGTGTACAAGATCTAGCCGATACTATTTTGATTCGTCACACGACTGGCGAATGGTCAAAGCTGGGCTTGAAGTCGTACCAACAAGGGCGTGGCTCATTTGAGGGTACGGCGCAACATCTGATTCATTTTGATGAAGAACCGCCACAGGATGTCTATACGGAGTGTCTAACCCGTACCGCGACCACCAAGGGGATTGTGCTCATTACCTTCACGCCGTTGGAGGGGATGACACCGATGATCTTGGATTTCATGAAGAAATCCAAGGAAGGCACAACCTTTATGGTTCAGGCGGGCTGGAATGATGCCCCACACTTGGATGAAAAAACCAAGACTGAATTGCTGGCAGAGTTCCCAATTCATGAGCACGAAGCACGTTCTCAAGGTGTACCGATTAGTGGTTCAGGTGCGATTTATCCCGTACCTGATGAAGATTTGCTGGTTGAACCATTCACCATTCCTAAGCATTGGGCGCGTATCACAGGCATGGACTTTGGCTGGGATCATCCTACTGCCGCCGTCAATCTGGCTTGGGATCGGGACACCGACACGATTTATTGCGTGGCTGAATACGGCGATCCGCGCAAGTCACCCGCACAACATGCACCACATATTCGTGACTTATGTAGCTTTGCACCGATTGCATGGCCGCACGATGGCGTAAACACCGAAAAGGGTGGGGGTAAACCGATTCGAGATCAATATCTCGATGAAAATCTAAACATGTTGGCAGAAAAAGCCACCTTGCTGGATGGTTCAAATAGCGTGGAAGCATCCATTAGCTTGATCTTGCAGTACATGCAAAAAGGCAAGTTCAAGATCTTTAAGACATGTACGCAGTTGATGGACGAGAAACGGATCTATCACCGCAAAAACGGCAAGATCGTTAAGGTCCGTGACGACTTTATTGATGCCATGCGCTACGGCGTGATGATGCTTAGATTCGCTGTGACTGAGCCAGTGAATCGAACAGGACGAGAAAGACGGAGAAGTAAGCTGTGATCCATATTCAATACGGCGTTTTAAAAGAAGCCACGCTATCACATAAGTTTGGTGTACGCGCTTTGATTGCCAATGTGGTAATTCGTGAGAACGGCAAAGAACCCATAGACGATGCAGCATTGATTCTATGTCGCCGTAGCTTTGGCGTAGGGCGTAGCCACATTGTTTTGCGTGGTCAATACCATGCCATTTTAGACGATGCCGACCTGATCCCACTGGCAACCGCGATCACCACAAAGCTATTTGGTTCAGCCGATAAAGATAACGTGTTCAAGATGGCAGATGTATTGCTGGATTTAGCCGATGACGTTGTGATGCACCCACCAGAAGATCAAATGAAATTGTGGAAGCAAGAACAGAAGGCTTTAGAGCAATCAGGCGCTTTGATCCGACTGAATGATGAAACTATTTTGGATGCTCGATAATGGCAGTATGGGACGATGAAGTTCGCGGCAACTTGGATCAAGATTTTCTTGACAGTGCCGATGGACTTTTTTTGAGTTGGGCACATGGGCTTTACCAGCGTGAATTAGACCTACAGGGCGTTTCACGGACCAAGCGAGCACTTGCAGCAGCCTTCTATGATGGCGACCAGATTTCCGATGAAGAACAACAGGAATATGAACGGCGCAACCAAACCCCGCGAGTATTCAACGAGATCAAGCCGACTATTGACTGGTTGCTGGGCGGTGAGCGCCGTATTCGCACCGATTGGGCGGTATTGCCCCGTACTGAAGATGACAGTGAACCCAGCCTTCGTAAAACCAAGCTGGTCAAGTACGTGGACGATATTAATAATGCCCGTTGGCACAGATCCGAAGCCTATGGCGATATGACCAAAAACGGCGAAGGCTGGACAGCAATTGAGTATTTGCCCAATCAGGACGGTGAACAGCAGATCACATTCACGCATGAGCACTGGCGTTACATGATGTGTGACTCTAAGAGTCGCCGCCGTGACATGACCGATATGCAGTATATCTGGCGCACCAAGATTTTAGCCTTAGATGAATTGGTCCAGCACTTCCCAGACAAGCGCACCGAGTTAATCAATAGCAGTGCTGATATGGATGTCTTGGAGCAAGAACTACTCGATGAAGCCTTGACCGAGATTGATCCATCTAAAGAGGATGGCTTAATTCGCAAAGGCTCAATGAATCTGGACCAGAGTTCGGGTGATCGGAACGGCGTAAAAGTCTATGAAATGTGGTTCAAGCAAACTGAGCGGGTAAAACTGCTACGGGGTGAAGGCTCATTTAACAATGACTTATACGATGAAAAAAACCCAGACCACAAGGTTTTAATGGAGCACTATGGCTTTCGTGTGGTGGAGCTGGTACGCAAGCAGATGTATTGCGCCATGTATACCGATGACACGGTTTTGTACCGCCAGAAGTCACCCTATAAGCACAACCGTTTTCCATTTGTACGCCGTTATGCCTACCTGAAGGATCGGGATGCGACTCCATACGGCGTTATTCATTCTGTGATTGATCCTCAATCGGACTTGAATATACGCCGTAACAAAGCCTTGCACATGCTGTCATCGGTACGGGTGGTCATGGAAAAGGATGCAGTAGATGATAAGAATGTACTGGCAGAAGAAGTGGCAAAGTGGGATGCCATTATCGAAGTAAAAACAGGCAAAAAAATAGAAATCGAAGAAGGTGCAGACCGCGCTAACCAGCAATTAAATGTTGGTGAGCAAAACAGCGCCTATATTCGCCAGATTTCAGGCGTGACAGGTGAGAACCGAGGGATGGACACCAACGCCACTTCAGGTATTGCCATTCAAGCCCGACAGGAACAAGGCACAATTATCTCCACGGTTTTAACCGACATGCACAGTCTGGGGCATAAGCTGGAAGGTGAGCTGGTTTTAAGCCTGATTGAGCAATTCTATGACAAGCCATTTCAGTTCCGTATCACCGCCGACAACCTGAAGGATAAAGTCGAGTTTGCCAAAATCAATTCTGAAGGTGAGCCAGAAACCAATATCACCAGCAATCAAGCAGATTTTGTGGTATCTGAGCGTGATTACCGCACCACCATGCGGCAAGCCTTATCAGAGCAACTGGTGAGCACGGCGGGGGCAATTGCACAGCACACAGGCAACCCAGCTTTAGCCGTGACCATGATCACCAGCGCAATTGAATTGCAAGATTTGCCAGATAAGGACCGTTTGATTGATGCCTTGCGTAAGGCTTCAGGAATGCCACCACTCAGCGAAACTGAAGAAGAACGCCAGAAACGTGAAGCCCAAGAGCAACAGAACCAAGCCAAGGCTCAAGAGCAACAACAGCAAGCAATGGCACTCCAACAACGTGAATTGCAAGCCAAGATTGCCGAGCTGGAAGTCAAAACCCAGCAAGCCTACTTGAACAATGAATTGCTGAAGGTTCGCGCCGTGACTGAGAAGCTGGGCGCAATTAAGGCAGGGGTAGAAGCGGGTGTAACTGCTATGCAGGGGCAAGGCGTTTTACCGATGGTAGACGAGCTTATTGAGAGTTTGGACGAGATTCTAAATATAAATAATCAATCGCCAACAGGTCCAGCTTCAGATTCAGAAGCCACGGCGTCATTGCCACAGAACCCGCAGCAGCTACCACAGGAAGCGCCAGAAGAACCAGCGCCCAGCAACCAGAATCAATTTAATTAGGATTTCTATATGACAATTTTACAAGTCACGGGCGTTAATATTGCTTTGGAACACAACAATGCAGGGAGACAAAGCCAAGCATTGATTTCTGGGAGTGGCAATACGTTTACTTATCAAGTCACAGGTGTGGGAACAGCCACAATTCAAGGCTCAAATGACAATGTGAACTGGGTGAATTTGACTGATGCGCCGTTGAATGCTGGGGAATCTTTGGTCCTCATCCATTCGTGGATGTACTTGCAAGTTACAGGCACGGCGACTGTGCTGGTGAGTCGCGGGTAATCCATCATGATTAATTACAATGCAGCCTTACCACCGATGGCGATAAGGGGTGCGTCAGCGATTAGCATTAGTCAATTTATTACCGGCATTAAAACCAGCATTAAAACCAGTCGAGCAATGTTTACAAGCAATGATATTGGTATTGCTTTAGATCTAAGCGACTTCTCAACCTTATATCAGGATGCAGCAGGAACAGTTCTAGTTACAGCAGCAGGACAGCCAGTTGGACTGTGTTTGGAGAAAAGCAAGGGACTGGTGCTCGGTAGCGAGCTGAATTCGACTGGCTCTTCTGGCTGGTCTGCTGGAGCAGAATGGAGTATTTCAGGAGATGCGGCAAATCTAAATGCAGTCGGCACTTATACTAACTTAGATAAAGTAATGACAGCTTCTGCTGTTGTTGGCAGATTCTACGAGATAAAAGTAAAAGTTCTCTCACTTTCTGGGCAGTTGAGGTGTATTTTTTCAGGCAATGGGACGCCGTTTTTAATAAACTCAGCAGGTGACTATAAGTTCTATATCTATGCCGCTGCGTCGTATGGCTTGCTTCGATTTCAAGCAGGTGGCGGAGTTACTGCGGCACTGTCGTTATCGAGTATTTCTGTCAAAGAAATCGCAGGCAATCACGCTTATCAAGCGAATTCAGCGTGTCGCCCGCTACTAGGGAGACACCCGATTACTGGCGCAAGAAACTTAATCACTTATTCAGAAAATACGTCAACGTGGTCGCGTACGAACGCAGGTACAGGCATTGTTCCTACAATTACGCAAGGTATTCTCGATCCTCTCGGAGGTACTACAGCGTTAAGTGTTTCGTTAGATAAAGGCACAGGTACGACAGTAACCGATCAAGCTACTGTGGGCTTGCCTGTCACAACTACCGCAGGGAAAGCCTACACTTCAACTGTCTGGTTAAAGACTTCAGATGGTTCAACGAAAACTGTTCTGTTAGATTTTAACGGTGTTTCACCTGACAGTGGTACATCTGGTCTTAAGACGATCACAGGTACTTGGCAGAAATTTGAAATAAAATTAGCCAGTGCATCGGATACAAGTCGAGGGATATGTCTCAGATTAAGAGGGGCATATGGTACGTCTAATTCTGCATCGTTGCATGTTTGGCATCCACAGCAAGAAGAAGGATTATCCGCAACCAACTATCAAAAAACAAATTCACTTTTAGATATCACTGAAGCAGGTATTCCATACGCTTATTACCTTAAATTTGACGGCATTGACGATTTCTTGGTTACGAACAGTATCAACTTCACAAATACCGATAAAGTGACTGTGATTGCTGCCGTGAGAAAGTTGAGTACTATTGACGGAGTGATTTGTGAATTAAGCGCAAGTGTAAGCGCCAACAATGGTTCATTTTACTTAGCGTCACCTGCGGGACAGTCCAACCCCAATCAAGTTATTTTTGTAAACAAAGGCACAGCTTTCACTTCTGCAAATAACCCAAACTTACCGCCGCCAATGAGCTTAGTAGTTACATGTAAAGGCAGTATTTCATCCGATACGACTTACATGAAAACAAACAACACTGTAGCTTCATCAGCATCAGATTTAGGCACAGGAAATTACGGAAATTACCCGCTGTATATCGGAAGACGTGGCGGAACCACAATCCCATTCAACGGACACCTTTATGATTTAATGATTGTTTCTCGGTTAGCCACTGATACAGAAATCACAGCAATTGAACGGGCATTAGCAAAACGGATGGGAGTAACTCTATCATGATACCTAATCTATCAGTCGTACATATCATTCCTGATTTATACAAGGATGCAATCAATCAGATTGCTGAATTGTACGGTTGTGGACCAAACAACATGACTGTGCAACTTCAAGGTAATGATGGAATCTATTGGGCATGTCATGCGCCGTGGCGACCTGAAGACTATGCAGCATTTACAAATGACGAATTGCGTGCGCAGATTGTACCTCCAGAGTTAGCGCCATCACTAGAATTTCTTTATGAGCGATGCGTGTTAGACGGTGATTCACAAGAGAATTGGCAGGCGGCTTTGAGTGAGCTTGGCTTGAGTCGGGTTGAGATTGAACCCACCTAAACAGATTTAAAACAATCAACCGACCTTCTTTTTAGAAGGTCTTTTTTTTGCCAAAAAGAAACATGGAGCAATCCCGCAATGTCAGACATTGATAAGGTCAATGAAAACTTAGAAGATGAGTTCAAATATACGCCTGAAGAACTCGCAGAGTTACAACAGTTAGAAGCCCTGAACAAAAACAGTGATGAGCTGAAGAACTTGAACGGCGAAGGCAATCCAGAGGGTGAAGATTT